CTCAAGTTTGTCTGGGACGACAGTGAGCGTCGGTGCTTTAGGCTTCGGGGTTTTTGCCGATGCCATAAGCCTTGTTTTTCGGGTTGACATAGCCGATGAATAGTGGTGCTACAGCTGCGATTGCTGCACCTAGTAGATCGTTGGGGTCGGTGTTGCCTGACATGTACAGCGCTACTGCGGCTGCAATGGCACTGTTGATGTAGGTCGAGATCATTGCTTTATCACTGGCTTTCATTTGTTGCCCCTGTCTGTTTGGCTTTTTTCATTCCGTTAGATGCTAATAGGCCGCCAAGTGATCCTGTGAGGAACACGACAACGGTCGAGAGTAGGTCAATAAAGGCTGCGTCGTTGGGCGCTTGCTCAAGTGGCTGGTTGACGAACAGTAAACCGTACACAAAGCCGAGCACAATGGCGGCAAAGCTGATTGACAGTGTGATGCCTACTATCAGGATTAGTCGAGCGTGTTTATCCTCTGGCGACATCGCAAGCCGTCCGCGTAAAGCACCTGTTCGGCTCGATGTTGACTCTTGTGCTGTTGCATCCATTTAAGACCGCCGCTACGACTGCAACCATAAAAATAAGGGCCGCATATTTAGCCCAAGAGCGCTGCGGCTTCATCTGCTGTTAGTCCAAGTTTGTCTAGGACTGCTTGCCGTGCTGCGGCTTTTGCGGCTTGTGCGTCGGCTTGTGCTTTCCAGCCTATTAAATCTATTTTATGTTGGGCGTATTCTTCTTCATTCATTTCTCGAGCAGGTTCATTACCAATTTGTATAGTTGGCTTAGTCATTGTTCTAACTTTCCGTCAATCCGTATACACGATAAAAACCTGTAATAGCCGCGCCTGCAATCCAAGTCAAACCGTCGTTCGCTTCCGCCGTGTCATAATAACCGCCAGCCATAATTCCTGCACCTTGGTTGCTGTCGTTATTACCATAACCGTAACAACCTAAGCCAGTTTTGCGGGCTGCGTTAGTTGGTTCGTAAACACTCATAGTAATACTGCTATTAGAATACGCGGTATTTGCATAAAGATTTAGTCCATTAGAACTTGCGCCGCCATTTGTACCAGTAACGGTTGCGCTCGTAAACACTCTTATACTTCCGCCATAATACAAATTGCCTGTTCTAGGAGTTCCAGCATTGTTCACACGAACTGATATTTGACAATCGCTGCCGCTAGTTACTTGGAACACCACTTGATAAGTTTTGTAAGTAGAAGTAAACACGCCAGCCGCCATGCTGATAGTGGTCGCGCTGGTAAAACTTGCGCCCGTAATATAAACAAGACCCGGCGCAACACCGACCGACTGCCATGCTGCGCCGTCGTAGTATTGCGTCGTGTTAGTTGCCTCGATGTAAGCAAACTGACCCTCGGCTAAAGTCTTTTCGCCAGCACCACCAAAGGCTGCATCTCGAGTTGTGGTAGTTGCAAAAACTGGGATGCCAGAGTTCGTGATGTTCATGTCTGCCGCTGTCAGGACTTCGCCTGCCGTATAAACGGGGACTGTGGTAACTGCGTTTGCTCCCATAATGCTCCTTATCCTAAGACATTTTCTGTGTCGATTGTGCCATATACCAGATCATCCAATATCAGCTCAAACACCAGCGTTGTCGGGCTAGTGAATAAGGTGATGCGATGGCCTGTAGATAGGTCAATCTCATGCTGGATGCCCTCAATCGCTAGTTCTTGCGCCAGCGATGTGATCGTGACTCCGCTATTAAACGACTTTTCTATCGTGACGGTGTTGCCGATCTCGAGTACTGCCACAGTGTCACGCTGGGCATCGGTTAAGGATGCGAACAGGGTGGACACATTGGTGTAGCGCGCCTCTGGCTGGCCTACGAGCAGGTAGTTGGCGAGGTCGAGGGCTGCTGTGTTGTTGTGGACTAGCGCGTCGTTTATGGCTGTGGTCTGAATAAAATATGTGGCCTGCGAAGTCAAGTCTTCGGCGATCTCTGGGGTTGTTGCCCCAGCGTGAGTTACCGATGCGCGGTTGATGACCTGATTAGCCTCAAACGAGATGCCCACATTGTCGTAAGGGATTGCTGTGCCGTCATCGTGGAAGTCTGCTGACGATGCTGAGAGAGTGCTTCCAATGCGGTCTTGGAATGTAAAAGTACCGTCGCGCGCTATAAAGATACGCCCCTGTACGGACTCGTTTATTTTGGCTGTGTAGGCAGCGACCGATGTGCCGTTCGGGACGGTGTATGCAGCTGCGCCGCCCAGCGTAATTGTTGAGGTCTCAATGTTCTGTTCTCCTGGCAACTGGAAGGCATTGACCTCGGGCAAAGCAAGTAAAGCAACAAGTCGAGCGCTGGCAAGTTGCTCGGTCACATTCCACTCGTTTAGGTAGGTCTGGCTAAGCAGATAAAAGTCATCGGCGCAAGTGACAGAAACTGTGTCAAGACCGCCCAGATTAAAGTTGTACGAATAGTCTACGATGTAGCCGTTGAACAGTTCCTCGCCTTCACGACTGAGCACGACTTTACGCATAGGGGCTAGACCAGGCACAGCCTGAGCGGTGTCGTAATACGGTGACTCGGTATCAAACGGATTAAAGATGCCGCCCGTAAATGTGTCGTTTAGATCGAAGCTCATCGTGCCAGCAGTGAACTGGTCGCCGATGTCTCTGCGTCCACGGAACACGCTGATGCCTGTAGCGCCGTCGATAACGGAAGCAAACTCGGTAGAGCCGTCGAGCACATAATCAGGCGAATCAAGTACACCCTTTAGTGAGTCGTCAAGCGTAAAAGCGTCAACGAGAAAGCCTGTAGCGATCCTAAGATCGTAAGACCCTGACTGGACGATCGTTGCAGCCATTAGGCGACCTGTATTTGTGCTGGGCCGTCCACTCGGTTCATGGCTTTAATGCTGTTTACTACAGCGCGCCCGATGTCTGCTGATGTGGCAAGACCGCCGTTGACATTGACTGTGATCGGTGTGCCGCGCTCGACCATGAACTGGTCAAACAGGCTGGAGAAGTCTGCGGCGTTGCCTGTGATGCCGTAGTTGCCGCCCATGTTGCCTGCATAGTTTTTGCTTAGGTCTAGGACGCTTGAGGACTTACCGCCGCCACCGCCACCAGCAGCTGGGGCTGGCGTGACTAGCGCCGACTCGATCATTGCCAACGGGCTGCTGCCGATTGACCCTGTGCCGCCTTCACGCGCAAAGCCTGATCCTCGAGCAGCTGGGACATCTAGTTGTGGCAGTGCTGTGTAGTCAAGCATTGGGACTAGCGGTATGAGGTCGATGCTGACACCCGGTATCACATTGAGCGCGTTAATCAGTTGGTTCAGTCCGATGATCGCGGCGTTAATAATTTGGTTAACGCCGTTGGCAACTACTTTGACCGAGTTGTACACGCCGACAGCGAACTGCTTAAACGGCAGCATGAACTCTGCTACTGCTCGTGGGCCTTCGCGATACACCTCGTAAAGCAGGCCAAGGGTAAGGATGACTACGCCTAAGCCTTTAGTCAAGATGCCAGCCGATGCCGAGACCGTGGTAAACGATCCTGCCAGCACCGCGTTGCTAGCCGTAACGACTAACTGGAACGCGTTGTATGCCTTCATGGCGACATTGGCTGTCACGATGGCTGCTGTCATGGCTGCGATCGCTCCGATCACAATAAGCAGCGCCTTTGTGTTTTCTTGTAGGAATGTCGTAAAGTCCAGCACATAAGGCAGCAGTTTCTCCATTACAGGAATAAACGCCGCTCCGATGCTCTCCTTAAGTTCATCCATCTGGATGCCAAAGTTCTTCAGACCGCCCTCAGCACTGTTGGCAAAGGTCTCAGCTGCGCCGCCGACCGAATTGTTAAGCGCCTGCATGATCTCATCGGCGCTCGAGGACGAGTCAATTACGCCTTTGAGCGATGGGTCAAGTTTGATTAGCGCAGTTGTCTGTCCTGCAAGAGCTTTAGACACTGCGACGCTGGCAGTCTCCATGTCAATGTTTTTGGCTGTAGCCAGATCGGCAGTGACCGCCATTGCTTTTTGGGACAACTCGAGCGAGCCTGTAGCGCGCACAAGGTTTGCCAAGGCTGGGCGCAGCTGATCGTCAGCCATAGCGGTCTGTTTACTAAAGGCGCTAATGGACTGCTCAACGGCTTTGATCTGGGCATCTGTGGCTTGTGTCGTGGTGCGTAACTGGCGAGCCAACTCAAGCTGTGCAGCCTCGTCTTCCATTGCTGCTTTAGTGGCTAGACCGATGCCAGCCGTCAATGCACCAAGCGCAGCGGTAGCAGGCAGGAACGCTTTTTTAAGTGCGAAGCCTGTCTTTGCGCCTACGCCGTCGAGCTGCTGGAACTGTTTGATGGCTTTGTCAACGCCGCCGCCTTGAAACTCGCTGATGATGGGGATAGACAGTGCCATTAGTTCAGGTCTTTCTGTATTTCGTTAATGGTCTTAAGCACCATTTTTTCCATTTCGGACTCAATGCCGCGCCGCGCTTTATAGACCGCTGGCCCGATCAGTCGAGTCCTACCCGGCATCGCCATAGCAAAGCCGCGCTCAGAGCTGACCGAGTCAAGTGATGTGCCCAAACGGTTTGTGTCTTTACGGCCTGCACCCTCAAACACTGCTGTCGCTGGGTTCTTTTGCTCAATCAGAATTACGCCTACAGCATTGCGTCGAGTGTCAAAGCGCATCTTTACGCCTGACTGTGCGCCCGAGATCGTAAACGGAAATATCTTGCGGCCTCGATCAGACCACTTGCGCGCCATGCCTGACAATGGAAACTGGCTGTAAGCAAGTTTTGCAGCTTGAATGGCTGGCTGTGCGATCGCTGTCGCGTCAGCCTTAAAGTCTTTCTGCAGCTGTGGGTCGATCTTGCGTAGGGCGTTAATCGTTTCCTTGAGACCGACTACTTCGACGCTGTGAGAGACAGGCATGGTTACTTCTTGCGGTGCATCTGCTCAAGTACATAGGTGACAGTGTTCAGGTCTCGCATAGTGAACTCGATCTCCTTTGGCCAGAAGCCTGTTAACGCTAGGACTTCGCAGAGGCTTCGCCGCCAAGTCCCTCGATGAAAGGGGTCTCGTC